TCCATTCTTCCTTCAAATTCTTGGTTGGTTGCAAAAATATTTTTGAATTCAAGTTGACCAATTAGAATTACTAAACGGTCAACTTTTTGTTTTAATTCTGAACCTTCGCTGTGCAAAGTTTCAAAATCGAATTTTTCTAATCCAGTGTTGAAATAATTTTCTGGATTATTGTTTTGTGTTTTCCAATAGTCCAAAGCACCTTCAAACTCTGTTGTTATGTATTCCATAATTTCAGAGATTTCAGTTCTTACGGTTTCTTGGTTGTGAATTTGTTGGCTCATGAGTTTTGCACCTCGTCAACATATTCGATTTTTGATGTTACGTGAATTTTCAAAACTCCGCTGAATTCTTGAAAGACCTCAGTGAGTAATTCACGTTGACATTTTGCGATTAAATCGCGTGCTGTATTTGCCCATGTTTTCACGTCCTCGAGCATGTAGACGCCTTTGAAGGTTACACGTTGTCCGTTTTTTTCTCCAACTTTGTTGAATCTCAAAACGTTGAGATTTGGCTGTCCGTTAACCATGAGGTTTTGTGAACCGCCCTCAATTGGTGCGCTGGTTTTGTTAAAAAATTCTTGAAGGGTTTCAGAGTCTCCGCATCTTGAGCGGGATAGATTTCTGAATTGTCTAGAATTCGAAGAACTGACGTTATACTCTAGTTTCTTACAAACTAGTTCTGCAATATCAGAGCGAACTAATGCTCTCAAATTGCCATTGTCATCAATTCCGAATTCAATAGCGTTGTAGTTTTCGCCGTATTTGTTGAAATATACGGTTGGCTCAACGCCGAATTTTTGAACAAACATTTTTTGAAAATGTTCGTTTTCCATTAGTTCTGAATTAACTTTTGGCATGTAGGAATTTACCTATATCACTATATATAGTCATGTATCACAATTTTAGAATATTATGCTATATTATATATACTGATTAAGTATTACTTAACTTTGGGCGGAGATATTGTACTGGAATTAAATCACTATTCATAACCCTATAGGATATTCGAATCTATTTAATCATCACATTCATACCATTCATACCATTGATATTAATGGTTAAGATTAATCATATTATTCTCTAAGTCTCACTCAAACGACAGCAATAAACGCGCCTGTGAATTACTTCCCTTGCTTTATGGAATAAATCCGCGCGCCTTTTTCTTTGCTTTATGATTCCTGAAAACTAGTGCATAACCGCACCGTCGCCTAGTGACTAACGGTACCGTTCCGAACGGTACGCGTACTGTAAATTACGGTACCAGTACCGCAAAGTACGGTACAAAAAAAATTAACAATCGGGCAGCATTTCTGCGTAGCGCGCCTTATTTATTTGTTTCGGATTCGGTACGGTAAAGTACGGTACTTATAAAAAAAAGCGACCGACAGATACACTTATATACAAGGCGCGCCCCCCCTTTTTAAAAACCGAGAAAAAATCTCGAAAAATGGGCGGTTAGTCCTTCATGAGTTCGGAAGCCTTTCTCCATATTATCTCATAGCGTTTGCCTGAACGGCTATGCTCTTCCATGTGTTTTCGACATAAATGGTGGGTGTTCTTATCCACTTGTATGTGAAAAGAGGCTAATTCTTCGCATAATCCACATTTCATAGGATATATATACACTGGTATCTTATAAACCCAAGATATTATTCCTGCCCAAAAAAAAGGTTAATAATTAATAGTTATTAATAGTTATTAAGTGTTATTATTAAGAGTGTGGTGTGAGCTTGCATATCCCTATGGGAAGGACTACCGTAGCTAAGTAGCACTCTTAGGATAATCTAAAACCTTTAATTTCAGTTTTACAGGCTTTAAAGGAAAAACATATCTAAATTTAGGTAATTCAGGAACCTTTTCATACCCATGCTTATCTGCACATTCTTTCTCTTTTAGACCCTCTTTCTTTGATAGATCCCAAACCACCCTTTTATTGACCCTTTCTCCGTCCTTTATATAGTGGTATTTACGTCCTGTTTGACCACAATATAACCAACTAGCAGCCTGATATACAGTACCAATATGACCTTCTGTTTGATCTGCAAAAGACACCAAACATTTGATTTGTGGAAATTTCTGTCTAAGTATTTTAATGGACTTTGAGATAAAAAAGGTTCTAGGTGTTATACATTCATCTAAGACACACATTCTAAGAAACTCAAAGGTGTTTGATTGATTACCACCTTCCCAGATAGATTGGGCTAAAAGCCTACCGCTGACTTGACCAAAAGTGATTACACCCACTAGAATGTCCTTTTGAAACATACCTGTAATTAGAGAAGCCTTACCTAATGATTGAGTATAATGGTGTTTCTCAACGAATGGTTTAGCCTGTTCTCTAGGGATAATTCTAACGTCCATTAAAACTTAGCACCACAACCCTTACATTTGGAATACCCTGTAGAATGTCCATCATTTTTACCCCAAATCCATTCCCAACCTTTAGTAGCCTTACATTTAGGACATGGTTGAATACTCATTAACACCAACCTGAAGCCTTACAAAAATCAAAGTTTTTAGGATTAAATATATTATCTTCTCTTTCCCAATTAGAAGAGTCATATCTATCTCTTACCCATTGAGAACCAGTGTCCTTAATATCGGACTTTGGAATGAAACAACCCTCTGCACTAGGAACGAAAAAAAGGATCGTTGCCACAAGGGCAACAATCTTAAAATACAGCGGTAAACCTCTTACCATCTGACTCGTCCTCTGCCTTCTGTAAAGCCCTTCTAACTGCTAATTCCATATCAATAGAGTCCATCTCCATTATAGTATGGTTAATCAACATGGCGTCTTTAATACCTAATATTTTTAACACCTCTATAGTAAGTGCCTGTAGTGTATCACTCATGTGATTAGCATTAGCACCCTGTTCTACAAATATATCGAAATTAGCCTTCAAATAGCCAAAAACCCATGCTATTTTCTCTCTATCACTAATCAATGTCAACCCACACCCATTTACCACCCTTTTTCCTAGCAGAACGGCAAATTCTAAGTAACTGCATAGTGTTTGCTACAGTATAGACTAATTTAGTATATTCCGAACCTGTAGCAGTAAGCATTTGTTTCTCTAATTCATGTAGTCTAGCCTGAACAACATTAGGATCAGGAAGGTCATAATCCTGTTCTTTTAATAATCCAAATAAGTTACCAAACCCCATTATTTATCATCTCCTACTGAAACATTTAAAACATTTGCTAGTAAATCTTTAATACAATTAACATCTGAAAGTTTAGTAAATTCTATTGTAGTTTTTAATTCCTTTGCCAATATAGCCATCTCCCCTGCTAATTCCTTTACAGCAGTATCATTATGCTCATATTTATCTATTAATAATGTTAATATCCTCATTAATTCTTCCTTATTATCTCTAACCATTACCAAACACTACCTTTGTCAGAACAGTCCATTTCAGCACCACAGTTAGTACACCTTAAATGACAAGCAGATAATTCCCCCATTTCGAAAGCACATCTAGGACAAATAATGTTCTGCGAGTTTGAGGAGCTTTTCGCAGTTTTCGTCTTTTGACGAGAGTGTGATTGTTTTGTCTTTGTTGAATGACGTTGTTCCATCATTTATCTCCACCTTTATAAAGTAAAAACCTTCTCCTTCCTTAGTCTCTTGTTGCACTTCAGGCAAATTAACACTTCGTCTCCCCAATTTTCATTACAACACACCGTCATTTTTCTTATTCCTCGATAAAACTAATTGTGAATACGCTCTACATTTTCCAGAACAATACATTTTACTTTTAACTTTAACCCCACACAACATACATTTCATATCGCTCAATCTCTTAATAAACCCTTCCTCACATAGTTTACATATCCTATTTCTAGGTACATCTGTAGGTGGTATTTCAATACTACAGAATTTACAATGTACAATCTTTGCCCTTCTTAACCTATTCCTGTTATAAGCACGACGGTTAGATATACGAACCTTACAGTTTAATTCACAGTAAACTTGAGATAATTTTAAAGGTTGAAACCGTTTCTCACAACCAACACATTTTATTGTTACTTTGGAAGGGTGTTTTCTGCAATTAATACAATAGAAATGTTTTGAAGGCTTGCTAGATTTTGCATACTTATCAAATAAGGTAAAAGGCTTCTGACAGTCAATATTCTTACAAATACGTTCCATACGGTATATTACTATTGTTTCAATATAAAGATTATGCTTAACAACAGGCAGAAAAGGACAGATGAGGTTAGAAGTAAAATAAGAGATTTGTATATATTCTTTCATAAAAGCCCATCTAGTATAACAAGAGAGTTAAACGAAGATCAAGAATTTACACGAAAATATGGTACCATTACCGTACCCGGTGTAAACTACCATATACAGAAAATTAAATCAGAATATGAACAATTCATAGGAGAAGACGCGATTGATAAATATACAGCAGAGTTTGTAAGATTACAAAACTCATTTGATCATGAACTAGACGACGTAGATGAAATGATAAAGGCTACAGAAGATGAAGATGTAAGAATTAAACTTATGAGGTTAAGACATGAGATTAGATTGGATAAAATGAAGATGTTACAAGATATTGAATTACCACTAGCAGTTAAAAAATTAAAAATGGAAAGAAAGAAGAAACTGTCCACTATCAAAGAAATACCACAGGGAGATGGTGTAGGAGATACTTCTGTTTTTGAGCAAAAGGAGAGTGATAACGTTGAATGATTATGAGCTATACTATTGGGGTTGGGTCATTTGCCTAAAGGACTAGCAGCAGAAGATACTAAGAAACTTATTCTAAGTGAAGTCGACTCTGACCAAACGGTAGTACCGCAACCATTTTGGTGTAAGAATAGTCTATCTAAAAGACAAGACTGTTGTTTTTGGCATTTTGTAGGAAGTCCAGAACGTGATGATATATACCACCCTGTTTACGAATATGAGCAAATATTACTAGATGAATTAGAAAAAGAGAAATGTCTAGCAGTATACAAAGCTACCGGGTTAGGTATTACTGAATTCATGATTAGATGGTTAGTATGGAAATCACTAACTGATGATTTTTTCTTTGGTAAAGAAGCCATAATTATAACCGGACCGAATGTTGATTTGGCACAGGATATTATTAAAAGGGCTAAGGATTTAATCAGAGATAAGATAGACTATCAGGACGCAGGGGTTTATGAGTTTATTGTAAATGGTAGTAGAATTAAATGTTATCCTTCAAACAACATTCACTCTGCTAGGGGTAAACCAAAAATTTCTTGTTTCTTTGGAGACGAAGCAGCCTTCTTTAAAATTAGAGATGATAATATTGTAAGAACTGTAGGAGAACGTTACATTGGTAAATCAAACTCTTGGGTAGTTTGGGTATCTACAGCAGGAGAAGAAGCTGCAGGATTCTTTTTTGATATAATGGGAGAGAAAGATTCAATCTACAAGAAATTAGAGTTCTATTATGAATGGGGATTAAAGAAAGATAAGAAGACAAAGACAAGTGTATTCAATAAAGAGTTTATAGATTCTGCTATGGAAGCACGTTCCTTTGCTAGAGAATATTGCGGAGAGTGGGGTTCAAACTCTGGAGACATATTTAGTGCAGAAGCACTAGAAGGTGTATCTAATGATGATTATCCTATTAAACCAAACGACGATTCGTATGACAGAGTAATGGCACTCGATCCCGGATTCAGTTCTTCAAACTTTGGAATAGTTATAGCACAAAGGTATAATAAGATACCACACATAATTTTTGCAGAAGATTTTGAACGAACTTCATACACACAAATACTCTCAAAAATTAAAACGTTGGCTAAAAGCTATAAAATCAGGAAAATACGGGTTGACTCATCAAGACCCGAATTAATTAAAGATTTGAGAGAATTAGGGTTTGATGTTGTTGGATTAAACTTTAGAGTATCAGGAAAAGAAATGACAGCAAACGCTTCAGAGAAAGTAGCAAAATTAGATGTTAGAATACACCCTACAATGAAGAGGTTGATATCTCAACTTATGACTATAAAATATAATACAAAGGGAACACCTGATAAGAACAACCATAACCCATTCGATCTTGGAGACGCTTTTCTGATGTGTCTTTGGTACTACAAAATGGGTGGCGGTGTAGCCAAAGTGGTATATTAGTTCTCTTTTTGATTTAGATTATACATACCGTATGGTTTATTACCTTAAGTTAGACCAAAAAACATGGGGAGCAGGAGATTATGTTAATGATAATACTCTAGCCCTTACAGGTACAATTTATAGTGATGAAGCACTATCTAGTGCAGTAAATATATCATCTTATACCCTTAAAATCAAGGTTTATCCTAAAGAAAGACCTGATTGGTATCAATTATCGGAAGACGCTGATATTGTATCAGGTTCAGATGGTACTTGGAGATATAAACCAACCATAAACAAACTAGACGACGCAGGATTATACAGAGTAGTTATTCAACTATCTAAGACTGATGAAAGACTATCTGCAGTAGGTATAAAAGGATCAGATGAACTACTCGTAAGAAACGTGCCTACAATTACCTAATACTTCTCTAATTAATTACCAACATTTATTGTTTATTGGCAATATTTAAACCAAAAGTAACAGAGGGTAGAATAGCCGTTATTAACGAAGAGCATGGTAGTGCTTTGGTTAGAAGTTCTGATGGTGGATTTAGAGATTTTACATTTGAACCTGAAGTTAGTTTTGAAGACCTATTTTATACCAATGACCATGACGCTAGATTATCATTAGCATGTGATACTTATGTCCAACTTATCTTAGGTTCTGGATTAAAGATAAAAACTCAAAATGTCAAAGCAAAAAAGAAAATTGATAAATGGCTTAAAGTAACTCAATTTGAACGTAAATTAGAAGACGCTACACATTCCCTAGTAGTAACAGGAAACGCTATTTTTGAGAAATTCCCAATGTATGCAGATTTAGTAGAAGTTGATATTACAACAGTAAAAGAGATTGTTAGAGATGATCATGGTAAAGTAATAGAATATGTACAAGAGGTAGATGGTGTAGAAAATAGACTGAAACCTAAAGATATATGTCATTTCAAATTATCAAATAGGCATAGAGAGGTTTGGGGTAGAGGATTATTCCAATCTGTAGCCTCAAGAAGACTTATTGATGGTGTTTATGAACCAAGTCCAATAGAATCTATGTGGAAAGTAGAAAATGCTATGGTTAAGATTTTTGAGTCTTATGCTAGCCCTATGATGTTGATTCATTTCGCTGACGCAGGCGAACAATTCATAGAAAAACAAGCCGACGCATTTAAAAAGGCTAAACCGGGTGCAAAAATACTCACAGATAAGGAATTTGATGTAAAAGTATTCGAAGTTAACCCTGCAAGCAAATTTGATAAATATATTGAGCATTTGCAGCAAGATGTGATAGAAGTCGGTTCACAATTCCCATTACAGATGTTTAACGCAGGATTTACAGCAAGAGCTTCTTCAGAAACAACCGATTCTGTCGTTTTAAGAAAGATTAAACGTATTCAAAGACGATTATCCGAGCAAATCAAGGTAGAAATCATTAATCCTATGCTAAAAATGAGTAAAATTGATCCAGATAAGGCAGATGTTAGCATTATTTTCGAAACAGAGAGTAAATTTGAGTTATCTGCTGATGATATTCAGAAATTATTCGAAAAAGGAACGATTACAAGAGATGAAGTAAGAGGTTATCTCAAAAAGAATACAATTATTGACCTAGATGATGAAAAAGATGGAGATCAACCACCAATTACAAGCGTTACACCAACAAACGACCTTCAAAATCAACAAATACCAACAGAATTTGATGAAAAACTAGAGGAATTGAAGGATTTAGTCAAAGAAAAGATACCAAAACCTCGTGGACGACCTAAAAAGTCTAGCATAGACTAATTACTTCTATTAATAATTAATAGTTATTAACATTTTATGAAGAAAATTACAGGTTTACTAGCTTTACCTCGTATTTCTCGTAATGGTAATTTCTATTTTCCAGAAGAATTAGCAAAAGCAGATGGTAAAACAGTACCTTTGAGATGGAATCATATCCAAGACAACGAAGGTATCATTGGTACAGCAAAACTTATGTATGATGAGGAAAAAATGCAGATTAATTATGAAGCAACAGTAGAAAATGAAGCAATAGAATCACAATTAGGAAATAAAGAATTTAAAGTAAGTCTAGGCGCAGAACCACAGAAAGAAGAACGTATTTGTCATGATGAAGGTAAATGTTATAACGTTCCATTAGGATTAAATTTTAAAGAAATGTCAATAGTAGAAACTCCGGGAATTCCTGAAGCTACTTTAGACGTTATTGAATACTTTACAACAGAATCAGTTAAGTTTGAAGAGTGTGATTGTGAAAATACTTCTAATAATACTTCCAATAAAGAAATAAGCATGGCAGAAGAAACCGAAACAAAGGTTACTGTAGATACAAAGGAAGTTCCTGCTGAAAAACCAGTAGAAGCACCTCAATGTCCTGAAGGTCAAACCTACAAGGACGGTAAATGTGTTCCAGAAGCACCAGCTCCAGAAGCTCCAAAAGCACCTGAAGCAGTTGTTCCTGCACCAACCGCTCAAGTAGCAGCACCTCAAGAAGATTGTGGTTGTTCTAAGGAAACTAAAGCAGAGGAAACCAATGTTGAAACAGATATTAATGCAAAGGTTGAAGCCAAACTAGAATCCATTCAAGATGAGATTCGTGAGAACTATTCTCCAAAAGCAAAGGTTGAAGAAAACGCAGTTCCAAAAGGCTACGTTGAAGAAGGTGTTGACCAACAGGTCGAAGACCTCAAAAAAGTGCTAAAAGGAAACAGTGTTGTCATTGAAATTGACAAAGAGGACTTTTATCAAGCCCACACTGTAAAAGAAAACTCTCCTGTTACAGAAGCAGTTTCTACTTCAGGTACTATCCCAACCGTTTCTGCTCAAAGAGATATCATTGTTCTACCGGGTGGCATTAGTGTCAAACCTGTAAGACAATGGACACAGTTCAAAGAGATTCCGCAAGGCAACGACAAAGTTCGTTTCTACAAGATTGATATCCCTGCATTTGGCGATATCACTGAAGGTGGAAGCGACATTACTGCAAGCACCCATACTTTAACTAGTATTGATGTTGCAGCAGATACCCCTCGTGGTTTCCGTCAAGTAGTAAAGAAAACAGAGATTGAAAAATACCCAAGTGGTCTATTAGAAGCAATCCGTTCTACTGCAAGACTAAGAGCTATCCAAGACGAAGCAAGTATTATCTTGAAAGATATCGCAGCACCAGCTGCAGCAGCAAGTGGATATAACACTTTTGTTGCAGGCAAACATTTGAGAGCTGACACAGGCGCAAACGTTGGATCAACATCTGACGAAGACGCAGCTGGAGAGTTCTTGAAAGAGGGTGTAGAGTTTGGTCGTCAAAAACTAGAAGAAGCAGGCTATGATGTAAGTCCGGGCAACGTTGTCTTGGCAATCACACCAAGAGCTTTTAGAACATTAATTTCTGATCCTGACATAGCAAGATTTGTACAAAACGGAGATCCTTCTATCTCACAACAAGGTAGATTGGAAAGATACTTAGGTGTCGATCTATTTGTTACAAACACACTACGAACTGCAAATAACTCTTACAGAAATGTAATGTGGGTTAAAGGCAAAGCTTTCGCAGTTGCTTCAGGAAGAAAACTCGAATTAGAGTTTGACAAGAACATTGATAACCAATCCGTTTCTGTAGTTGCAACACATAGAACCAACGCAGGAATATTGGACAGCAACGCTTACGTTATCTTAAGTAGCAAACAAGATTAGTCAATAAGGTTAGACTAGTAAATAACTTCCCTTATCTTTTTATTATTTAAACTAAACAATGGTAGATATTGAAGATCGTCTTTTTCAACGAATCGACAAGTTCGAAGAACGTTTAGATGATACATGTAATCGTATTGAGAAGATTGACGCATATATCACATTAGAAAGAGAAAACTCTGAACGAAAATTTAATAAGGCAGTAGGCGTACTAGGCACAATTATTGGTGCTGTAGGATTATTCAGTATAATGGACTACTTACCTAGCATTTAAATATTACTTCTAATTTGATAGAATCATGGGGGTTTTGATATGTGGACAACAAGATATGTAGGAATCATTTCTTATGGTTTGATCTCTGCACTGTTAGTTGCAAAAGACATTGTAAAAGATGTTGAGGGAGCAGTTATATTACTTGCACCTGTAGCAGCATTTATAGTAGCAGATCAAATTAAACATAGAAACGAATAGACTGCTTTTATATAAAAAATTTAGGTATATAATATGGAATACCTATACATTCTCCTTTTTTTCTTAGCATTTGCTATGGTTGGACTAATGATTGGTGTAACTATGGAAGCTGCTTTTGCAGATTATTTTGACGCAGTAAATATTAGATATAATGACAATCCTGTAACTTGTATATTTGAACCCGAATATGATGAAGATTATTTTAATTCAAACCAACTTAATGCAGTATTCACAGGTGTGAAGGAATGGGAAAACACATTAACTAGAGCAACGGGTGGAGATTGGTATATCCCAATTTATGTATATGAATGGGAAGATCATGTAGATAAAGAAGTTCATGATTTTATGAATTGTGATATTTTTATAACATTTGAAGAACATAATGATGGTAAGATTGTAAACAACAGTGCATTAGGATTTAATTATTTTAATCATAGTTGGTCAAAACACAAATATTCACATATAGTAGTATTCTCAAATACAATAGATAAAGAATCACTTAATATTGATTTGGGTGTAATACAAGATGGAGATCATATAGAAATAGTATTAAAATCAGTTAGAGTGCCTGATTCTGATATTCATCATATAGTAAAACATGAGTATGGACATGCAGTAGGATTACTACACCATTGGAATACAGATAAATCAAACGAAATTAAGAGTGTAATGCACCCTGTTTTTGATCCATTTACAGATTTTTATATGGAAATACAACCTAGAGATGTATATGGAATAGTTCAACTATATGGAGAAGACGGGTGGGGTAAACCAAATCCCTTATTTGTAGGTAAAAAAATAGAAAGTTTGGAATGGTTTATTCCAAAGATTGACGTACTTGACGTAAGAGTATTGTTGCAATAAAATCAAATTCTTCCATAAAATCGCCTGTTTTATACACATATCTTTCCATATCTCCTAGCCATTTTATGTTGTTTTGTTGTAATAAAATTTGCATAACTTCTCTTTATATAATCCCTAATATAAAGATGTATATGGTATATGGAGATTCAGCAGAAGTTCAGAAGCTAGTTTGGGGGAATGTAAAGTCTTCAACCCCTGCAAACGTAGCAAGTGCTTTACAGGTGGCTACAACTAAGATTAATTCAGTATTAAATTTACAAACAGATATGAGTTCAGTTCCAGAAAGGATTAAAACTATAGCAGAATTATATGCAGCAGGACTTATCCAAGAAGCAAGGACAGGTCGAGAATCCACTTTTACTAAACAGGCTATGGAAGTCTTACTAGCAGTACGAGATCAACAAATTCCTACTCAAGAGGGTAATTGGGGAAATGTTAGGTTCGTGTGGTAGTGAGGAAGAAGAAAGACCGGAATGGGATTGGTTGAAAAGAAAATGAAATGTGAAATATGTGGAAATAATATAACTGATGATGGAAACAATCAATATGAGGATCACTTGATGTGGCATGACCGTAACGATTAGAAATCTAAGTGGTGCAAGAGAAAACTTTGATAAAGTTCTTGACTATCATTTAACAAACGATTGGACTTCAGGTAACACAGGGGGGGTTACACCTGATATAGAAAATGGAACTGATGATCCTGACTTTATGGCTAGACAGGATATAACAGGTGCAAATAAAATTTTTATCAACGTCGTTAGTAGAGCAAGAAGTTCTGATTCTGAAAATGATCCAAACGGAGATGGTTCACATGAATGGAGAACTGAAGTTTCAGTTGATGTTTGGGCAGAGGATTTAGAAACTTTGGGTTTATTTGAAGATGAAGTTAATCGTATAGTTTGGGAAAGAGCTCCTGATAATTCTACAAGATTAGTTAAATCAAACGGAGCTAACAGTGAGGCACAATTTTTTGAAAACACTGAATTAGAATTTAACCGTATTGAACCTGAAGGAGAATTAGACACCAATCCTAGTAGTCAAGGATTCTTGATTATAGTATGGTATAAGGATAAATCATAGATACTTCTCTTTATTATTTTAATCTAAGGGTTTACTATGGTAACGGCACATAATATCACTACTAAGAAAGATATTGTAAAACCACTACAGTATATTCAAGAAACAACTAACACATTAACTACACCAACTGCATACGGAACTACACCAACATCTAGTCCTACATTTGTAGCAGCAGGACTTAACACAGAAATCACATTAAACCCAGATGTTGTACACCAAGATGTTGACGTTCTAGGATCAGAAGATGTTGTTGACGCTGTAAAAACAGGAGAATTATATACATTTACAACAAGATTTAATCCAACAGATTCAGTATTACTAAATTACGGTTTAGTATCTGGAGCAGGAACAGGAACTATTGACGCTTCACTATCATTCATATTTTCAGAGAAATTAGATAACACAGAATATTTCACTATTTTAAAAGGTTGTTTACCAACTTCTACAACTCTATCATTAGAGAGAGGAACTTGGAACGCAGATATGACTTGGATTTGTAAAGAAATCACAACCCCTGCAACCTCACATGGTTTAACTAACCCAACATTTGTATCAATTCCTACAGCAAGTCCATTAACTCACACTGACGCAGGATCTGACCCTTTCACATGGAACTCTGTAGCAACACCTGAAAGAAGATTCTCAACAACTGTAACAAGAGAAACATCTGTCCTATCAGTAAACGGAGAAGATAAAATTACTTATGCAAAACCAACCTCAAGAAGAATTGAGTTCAGTGTTGACGCATTTGTAAAGAATACGACATTCATGACTGACTTTAAAGCAAAGACAGCAAGAGCAGCAACATACAAATTCTCATCTAGTCCAAGCAAGACTTTAACCTACTCAAATTGTGTAATCACAGGTTGGTCAAGTGCTAGAAGTGCAACTACAACTGACGCATTTGTAGAAAGCGTTAATGTAAGAGCAGAAGGCTTAACCATAGCATAAGGCTTATAAAGGCTTAATAATTATTAGTTATTAATGGAAGTTGATTTAGAAAACGGCAAGGTTATTGTCCGCGACGACCTCATTTATGAGTTTAGAGAATTAGTAACACGTAAAGATTTACAAGTAATAAGGGATCTTAGAAAAAAACACTCTGAATTAGAAGAGAAAGGTGTTGAGAGTATATCACAAGATGATATGGAAAAACTCGAAGATGAATGGTATAACACAGTATTACCACTAGGATTAAAAGACTTTAAAAAAGATGATATAGATAATCTCACAGAAGGGGAATTAAGAGAATTAGCAGCTTCTACGTTTGTTTTTTTAACAAAATTTGGGTCGACCGCTTTGGCGAAGCAGTTCGCTATTGCTACGAAGGAGATCCAAAAGAACGACTAGAGGCGTTCAAAGACTTTCCTGAACTAAAGAATATAGTCTTAATTCTTAACTCTATCAATCTAGGTTTTGGGAGCTTACGTGATGTATTAGACATTAAAGACAAATATGGCGAAAAATTCCTTACTGAATTAGGCACAGTTCAAAAAATCATAAATACTTTACAAGAACAAGATAGTCGTAATTCACATAGAGTTGGCTAGCGGAATTAAATGGACAGGAATTAAAGAGTATAAGCAAAAGCTTATGTCATTACAGAAAGCAAAGACACGTTATGAGAAAGAATATCTTAAAATTTTAGAAAATTTAACATTAAAAATGATTAAACAGGCTGCTCCTAAAGATACAGGAGAGTATGCTAACTCATGGACAGTTGTTCAGAGGGGTGCAAAGTTTATTGTTATAGATACAAGCATGCCTGATTTATTTAATTGGTTAGAGAATGGTACTAGACCACATAAAATTAGAGCAAAATCAACAGATTTTCTGTCTTTTGGCGGAATATTCAGAAAGGAAGTAGATCACATGGGTACACAACCACGACCACATATTATACATGTAGTAAATCAACTAGATAAAATTATGAAAGATGTCATGCACGTTCAGATGAGGAAACATAACAGATTATTTAATCATATTTCAACAACAGGTGGTGTACCAAAAACCTCAAACCTTACAAAAACCGTAGGTCTTACAGGAACTAAAGTTTCTAGCCTTCGAGGAAGGGGTAAAATCACAATGGTTAGGGCTAGAACAGGTAGAAAACAGTTCAAAAGAAGACTTGGAAGACGTAGAAGAACAGGTCAATGGATTAAAAGAGCTCAAGCAAATTAGTTCCCTTTATGATTAGTGAGTAGTAATATACATGGCACGTAACGAGATTTCTAGGCTAACAATATCCATAGATATTGATAAAGCAACAGGTAAAATTGTATCTTTTAATCAAAAGATTGGAGAAACCGAACGTAAAGTTAGATCAGCAGGAAATGCCATGCAACAAACAGGCACACAAGCTGGTCGTATGGGAGATCAAGCAGCAGCAGGCGCAGTTGGCTTTCAAACTATGGCACAGGGTATGCTTAACGTTACAACTTCAGCAGCCCAAACTTATACCTCATTTACAAACTTAGCTTCAGCAGAACACAGAGTAGCAACTGCACATATTGGTGTGGCAAGAGCTCAAGATTTACTTAATGCTAAACAATTAAGATATGATGAATTAGTAGCAAAAGGTTTAGGAAACTCACAAAAAGCATTAAACTTACAAAATGAATTAAGAACCGCAACAGCAGATCATACAGCAAAATTAGAAAAACTTAGAATTGAAAAATCAAAACTTAATGATGTTTATATATTATTTGGTGTTAACTTATTAAACGTAGCAGTATCATTAGGTACTACAATATCTGCTATGAAAATGGCAGGGATTGGTACAGCGGGTTTAACTGCTGCACAAAAAGGATTGAATTGGCAAACAACAGGTTTGTTATCAAAAACAGCCATGATACCCGCAGTAATGACAGCAGCAGGCAGAGCTGAACTCGCAAAAGCGTTTGCTACAAGAACATTAACTGGTGCAGTTAGAGGTTTGTATTTAGCACTCGGTCCGGTGGGTTGGGCAATAGCTGGTGTAACTACATTATTAGCAACATGGGATATGCACTTAGGTAAAGTCTTTGGTTCATTAGATGAGATAGGCAGAGGAATATTCGGAATGTCCGACGCATTAGAAGAAGTTGAATCTGAATTAAATACAACAACTGACGCAGTAACAGGTTTAGATTCATCATTAAAATCTACAGCAGATACAATGAAAAACCAAATACCTGACGGTACTAGAGTCATGGTAAAAGGATTACAAAATGCAATAGATAATGCTGAAACTTTCCAACAAAAATTATCATTAATTAGAACACAAGCAGAGATACTTAAAAGTTCAGGCGTACTGGCGGATTTTCGTTAGGGGGCTTAACTAGCCCCCAAGCAGTAACAGGAACAAGTCCTGCAGGATTTGCAACAGGTTCAACAGGTGGTGGTGTACAAGTACCATCAGAACAAGGTGTACCACAAACAGCAAAACCACAAGCAGCACCAACTTCAAGTCCAACTACTTCAGCTCCAACTGCTATATCTGCAAGAGGCGGTGGTGTAGTAAAACCTGTTACAGAACAAGAAGGCGAAAAACTAAAACAAAAATCACAAGGATTCACATTCACATCAGATACAACATTTTCAAGTGCTGTAATGCAAGGTGTGGACGCAAAACAAAAAAGTGTAGTCTTTGATCCTTCTACATTAGGTACACAACCACAACAACAACCAACACCTGACTTGAACGCATTTATGGCTATGGCAGATCCATTTACTGCTCAAGGACTTGCAATTTACGATTCAATGGGAAATAAAGAAAAGACAAAAATATTAGAATCTAAAATATCACAATATAAAGAATCCGACCCTGCTTTAGCACAAAGATACTTTGACGTTTTAACACAAGTTGTAGCAGAAGAAGTGTTAACACCAAAACAAAAAGAAGAGTTCAAACTTGCTAAAAAAGGATTAAACTTTGGAATAACAACTGCTTTCGGAAGGCTACCTAGTGCAATACATGATGGTGTAATAAGTACAGAACTTCTTCAAGATAAATATAAGAAATCAGGTGTAGCACAATTACAACAAGCCATGATGTTACAACGTGGTACTAATGCAATAAACAAAGAACAACAACTTAGATTCAAAGCAATTACAGAAGGTGGTAAGGTTGTGGAAAAAGGCGGAAATCTATACCTTGAAACCAGCTTAGGTCGCGAGTTATTACCCGTTGGAGATGTTATAACAGAACAAGAACAATATTGGGATCCTATATCACAAACAATGAAAACAAGACAAGTTAACATACCAATTTCAGCATTTAAAGCACGAGAAGAAGAAGCAAGAAAAAGACAACTTGCGTTTGGAGATTCAAGAGGTGTATTAGGTGGTGGAATATCATTCCAACAAGAACTGTTAGCAGCAGGCGTAGGTGGTGCAGCAAACTTGGCAGTATCACAAGGTCAATCATATTACAGAAATGTTGTGTATGGAGAAGCTACAGGTGCTATGGCAAGAAGTCATGCAGCAGCACAAGCATTAGGTAGAGCAACTTGGAACAAAGAACAAAACCAAAATAGAACAGTGAGAACAGGTGGTAATGGACATGGAATTGTTGCAAGATATAGAGGTGTTGCCATAACAGAAGAAGATCATGCAGCGTTTGAATCATTAGCAAATTCACATAATTCTCAAGTTTCAAATTATGGTAGAGAAGCGTTTGATAGAGGCAGGGATATACATTTAGGTTGGCTTGTAAAACAAACAGAAAACAATGCAAGAGCATTAGCAGCAAGTATATCAGCTAGGATTGCAGCAGAGGAAGCAAAAGTGAAACAATTTAGAGATCAAGGATTAGGTTTATCACAACAAGAAGCATTGAAAGTTTTAAGAGATAAAGCACAAGGAGAACAAACACTTTCTGATATGTTATTATTTCAACTAAGACTTGAAGCACAAAGTACGGGGGTTGTAACTTGAGCTTAACACCAAATTACGATATTAATCCTCTTAGTCCTAAGATTATCATAACTGATAGAACAGGAACGGAGAAATACAGATATGAAACAACAGTAACAACCGCTTCTGTATCTCCACAACAGGACTTTACATTATCAGAACTACAAATACATAGTGGTATAAACAGTGATTATGGATATGCAATATTAAAGATAGATGATAGAGATAATAACCTTACTGATACAACTACAAAGCTTAGGGATTCAAAGATTGAAAGACAGTGGGATATTCAGATTTATCTAGGTAAATCACAACCTTTACTTCAGCGATATTTTTATGGTAAGATTTATGATGTTGATATTCAAAGACCATTTACAAATAGGCAAACATTAATCATAACTTGTATTGGTTGGGGTGTAACATTAAGGGATAGAATTACAAATATTAAGCGTTTTCAGGGAAAGGCAGCAGATGGGGTAACTGTAGATAATACAAATACCACAACCAAAGTAAGTGAATTGGTAAAACAAGTAGTTACAGATAATGATCATCAGGCAGATCATGGTCTTACAAATGATGATTTAGGTATAACAACAACGGGTGTTAAAGATGTAGATGTTAAACTACCTGACTTACAGAAAAATTTTGCAACGTATGCAACAGTTCTATCAGAATTATCATCTAGTGGTAATGTAATGTATGGTGTTGACCCAGATAGAGATTTATTCTTAAGAGATCCAAACAGTGTGGATTCTGGATTCTTATTTACAAACGACTTGAGTTCATCAGTATCACAAAATTGGGATTCATCAAGAATTGGATATTTAATAAACGCTAGTCAATCATGGAGAGATTCATCTTATGATGGTGCATATTCTTTCTTACATGGATTAGGTGCAAACACTGTAAAAATAGACACTTCAAAGGTTGGTTCAGAAAATGCAACGAGGGCTTCAAACGTATCATGGATTGGAATACCATTTACGCCTACAACAGATAATATTGGTAAGATAGCATTAAAGATAGCAAAAACAGGAACTCCTACTTCCCCTGCAACAATTCAGATTACAGGTATTGATACATCAAATAATAAACCAAAGGTGGATAATTTAAGGAAAAGTATTGTCCTTGACAGTAAAAGAATACAAGGATTAACAACAAGTGGTGCTTGGGAAGAAATATCATTAGATGAAAAGATTAACGTAGAACCAAACACACCGTTAATGATAGTTGTTAACCAATATGGAGACGGTAGTAATAACTTTACAATGGATTATCAAACAGGTACAGGTACATTTTATACTTCATCAGATGGAGATACTTGGTCAAGTGCAACAGGTAGTTTCTCATTTAGAGATTATTCACAAAAAGCCTTACATATTATTCTTGAAAATACTAGGGCAAAGGCAAAATATGGTGTAAGAGAGAAGGTGGTTAACTTTAATGCGGGTCAAGAAGAAGGTTCTGCAAGAGAAGCGTTAATCAATGCAGGAGAGGTATTAGGTTTAGAAAGAAGGCATTATTCTCAAGTTACGGTGTCTCCACCAACACTTAGAGTACCACTTGGTCAATTCTGTCGTGTTGTTGACAGTCAAACAGGCTTAAATGTAAAGGCTTCAATTATATCAATGGATATACATATGGCTTCTAAATCAGGAATAACTTCTGTTGGGGCAGATCAGGTAATATTAGGATTAGAGGAAGTGCATTATTAGATGAGTATAGACATTAATAATTATATCAGAAGTGGAAAGTCAACCGATAGACAAACCATAAATAAAATACTGGAAGCCCTTCAGGCAGCAAATCCAGAAGTAGAGCAAGACTCTTTACAAGAAAAAATTGCATTTAGTCCTGAAATCAGAGATAGAACGTTAACGGATAATTCAGGTGGAGCTGATTCACTAGGTTCACTAACTAAGGATAGAGATGATTTTACATTTACTTTAACTCCGGGTTCAAAATCAGCATATCCTGTAACTAATACAACTACAGGAACTATAACATTCCCGTTGACAGATTTAAAGTTTGGAGCAGAGGGAGTTTTTGACGGAAATACATACATTACTATACCACATAATACTGCACTATCTCCACAAGACGCAAACTTTGGAATGATATTTTGGTTTAAATCATCACAACAGGGTGGAGCAATATATTCAAAATCAAACATAACAGATTCTGATCCAGATTATGATTCAGATGATTATCTAGCAGCAGATTACTTACAAGTTCAACCGGCAGAATCGGGAATGGAAGTTATAATAAATCCTGCACAGAATGATAATTTCTCATCAGCAGATTTTGACACAGATAATTTTTCAACATCAAATGTTCAGAACAGTGTATATGTGGAAATTGAAGATGGAACTGACACAGTATCATTAGACGCTACAACTGCAACTAACATATTTGACGGTAATTGGCACAGTATATGCGTAAATAGTACGGTGTTATCTGATCCAGATTATTTGGCAGCAAACTATGACGCAGATGATTATGAAACAGTAGTAACAGGAAGTGAGGTTTTGGAGATATTCTTGGATAAGGTATCATTAGGTAGCACTTCTTCAGCAGTAATAGATAATTTAGATACAACCGTAAACGCTATGATTGGAGCAGATAAATCTGGAACTAGAACTTTACAGGGTTCATTGGCACATTGGTTCTTTGAATCTAAACCACTATCAACTGCAGAAATAGCCAATTTTCATGATAATGCTAGAATGACCACTAAAAATCAACTAAATGCAATCCAATTTATCACAAATGAAGCCGTAAGTGTTAATGATGAGGTTTATTAATACTTCTCTTTTTAATTTATATGGGATAATACATTATGGTCTTTGATACTATTTCAGGGGATTCGGCTTCTACAAGTACCAAATTCGGTGGTACTGCATTAAACAAAATTGGTAATTGGTTAAACGGTGGTGGTTCAGAAATTGCCTATATTAAAGATGATGATATTGTAATTACAGATCCTTCAACTACAACTAAACGAGTAAGAATAGACGCAGGCACAGTTAGTGCTTCACAAACTAGAGTATTGAATATGCCTGACAGAGATGTTCATGCTAACGTATTTAATGAAGTCATATTATTGGCTTGTTCAGATGAGACTTCTGACCTCACAGTTGGTACAGGAAAAGTTTCGTTCCGTATGCCTTTCGCTATGACAGTAACAGGTGTAAGTGCTTCATGTCAAACAGCTCCCGTAGGAAGTACGATTATTGTAGATATTAACGAAGCAGGATCAACCATACTTTCAACAAAATTATCGATTGACGCTTCAGAAAAAACTTCAACCACAGCAGCAAGTGCAGCAGTCATATCTGATACTGCTTTAGCTTCTGACGCAGAAATAACTGTTGACATTGATCAGATTGGATCATCTACAGCAGGAAAAGGACTTAAAGTAAAGATAGAAGGATATAGGACTGCTTAAAATGGTTTGGGGTAATTTAGCCACAGGCTATTGGCTTGGTGGAGCAGCAGCAGCAGGATTACAATGGATAGAACTTGGAAGAAAAACATTAACAGGTACTTCAGATAATATAGATGTTACAGGAGAAGCAGCAGATCACACATGGACAGAGGACTTTACACAAAACCTTGCAAGTGATTATGATTCAAGTGAAGAATCAAGTAACCAATGGCAGAAATTTAATGCTACTACTGATAGATTAGAATTTAGCCATCAACAAAATAATACGTGGTCAGCTATGACTAGAGACCTTACAAGTTCAACAGGAATAAATGCTGCATTTAATACATCTAAATGGTCAGTTAGATTTAAAATTAATTTTACAGAGTTATATGGTAATGATTCAAGATGGTCTCACGCTGGCTTTCTCTTGTCATCATTTTCACGAACAGATGTTAGCACAAATAACAAATATAAAGCAGTAGCAGCAGGCGATAATGCAATAGGAGTTAATTTCTACAATACAACAGGTGGTTCTGCAGTCAGAGCTTGGCATTGTGATAATGGAAGTGAAGGAGATGATTCAGGAACACAATATACAGTTTCAGGAGATAACGCAGAAGAATGGTATTATATTGAAATTTCAAGAGATGGTGCTAATGTAACAGTAAAGGTATGGACAGATAGTTATAATGGTACTTTACGAGTAGATAAAACTTGGGATCTTGGTACAGATTGGGCAAACGGTACAGGAGATCCAATAAAATACTTTGGTATTTGGTCTAGTGAAGATCAATGGGGTAACAGTTCTTATGCCGTTGCAGGACATCTTACAGAACTTAAATATTATAATAATGTTGCACCTGTAGTAGCAGATTTGACAGCAAAACCATACATGATGATATTAGAGCATAAAATACCATCAGGAAATTGTAGGTCAAGATATAGATTCAATAGTGATTCAGGTAATAATTATGCAATAAGAACATCACAAAATGGTGGTACTGACGCAACATTGACAAGTACCAATAGATTAGACTTTTATCATGGTGGTGGAGACGCTAAAGCATTTAGCACAACTTTTGTATCTACTATTCCAACTCAAGAAAAATTATTTATTTGTCATGACGTTGAAGCAGATGGTGGTGCAGGAGCAGGAAACGCACCTAAAAGAGATGAGCATTTTGCAAAGTGGGCAAACACAGCAGATGAAATAAAAAGTGTCAATGTTTATAATGATGGAACAGGCGACTTTGGTGCAGGTTCAGAAGTTGTAGTATTAGGTTATGATCCAGATGATACTGAAGGTGGAAATGTTTGGGCAGAATTAAGTAGTGATAGTTTAGGTAGTGCAGGATCGACATTAACAGCTTCTTTCACAGCTAAAAAATATCTTTGGTGTCAGATACGCATGGTAAAAGACGACGCAATAGGTGTAGGTATAGAATTTAACTCTGATACAGGTACTAATTATACTTATAGAAGAAATGATAATGGTGGTACTGATTCTACAATCGCAAGTGATGATGAAATATTTATTGATACATTAGGTAGTGCTGCAGCAGGATCAGAATGGTTTGGTAATATATTTATAATTAATAAACAAGACCAAGAAAAATTATGTATTATGGAATGGTATCTTAACAAGACAGGTTCTGGAGCTGGTAATGCAGGACATAGACGAGAACAGGTTGGCAAATGGGCAAACACATCAGCTCAAATATCTTCTATTCGTGTAACAGGTGGAGATGGTTATTCAGGTAACTTTGGTAGTGGAAGTTCAATTAAAGTATGGGGTTTTGACTAATGGGTTGGGAGAAATTAGGTTCAAAAAAAATTGGAGCAAGAACTCCAGATTTTGAAGCAACAAATAACACAAGTTGGACACAAGTTGGAACAGGTATCACTATAGACAGTAATGGTAAAATAACAGGAGCTGGTGCTACTGCAAACGCAAGAGTTTACAAAGCATTGGGTTTTACATCACACGCTTCAAATTGGATTCTTGATTTTGAATTTACAAGAACATCAAGTGGTGGTAATAATGCAAGACCAATATATGTAAGTGAGAATACAAATGCTCCTGCAGATAGTAGTGATAACGACACAATAGGAGCATATCAAGATACAAATTTCAATCTCTTTAAGAAAGAAGGTACAACACATACAGCTCAAGGTTGGACAGCAAATACACAGGGTACAAAATATTATGGAAGACTGACACGTCTTTCTGACACATCATTTAAAGTTGTAATGTCAACATCATCATCAGATAGGGACGCAGGATCAGGTGGTTCAGTTACACAATCTATCACTTCAAGCACAATAGGTGGACTATCATACATTGGTTCGGGTACAGGAGATCATACAGGAAATCATACTTGGGAAGTTGAAAACATAAAATTTTATAATGGTACAACAACAATGACTAACTCAAGTGATACAATGTTGGTTTCAGGAATGGAAGAAAAAAAACACTTACTTGTTCAAGTTAAAGGTATAGGCACAGGTGGTACAATAAACTGTAATTTAACATTTAATGGAGACACAGGTGGTAATTATGGAATAAGAGAAAATGTAAATGGTGGTAGTGATTCAACAAATGTAAGTATTACAAATACAGATAATTTAACAGGTACAGTAACAGGTAATGTATTTGCAAATATTCATATAATCAACATAGCCGATAAAGAAAAATTATTCATATCAGAGGGAATGGAAGTGGCAAGTGGAGCTGGTAATGCACCTGAAAGAAAAGAAATTATAGGTAAATGGGCTAACACAAGTAATGCTATAACATCAATACAAGCAAACAATAGTGGAACAGGAAGTTTTGCAGAAGGTTCGGAGATAACAGTATATGGAACTGATTGATCTCGAAAAGTTAGCAGGGGGGGTATCTCGTCATGTTAACTTACAAACTGATAATTGGATAATTACAAAGTGGAGAGAAGACGAAGTTGACTTTGCAAAAAATCCTACGCACATAGTAGATAACCATGAAAAATTATTACGAGAAATTTTAGACTGTGAAGGAAATCCTAGAAAGACCGTACTTCCAACTCAAGTTGACATAGCAAATAATATTTTAACAACAACAGGATTAGCAGAATCAGCAAAGAGAGATACGGGAGAAACCTCAACGTCAGTAACTCATGTAGGAATTGGAACTTCATCAGTAGCAGAAGCAGAATCACAAACAACATTGGGTTCAGAAGATTCAGGTGGTTCTTATGCAAGACGAGCATTAGCTTCAGCAGGACAGCGTAAGGTAGTAAACCAAACTGCAAAATATGGAATGTTATGGCAAGATTCTCATATAAGTGGTGTTCCATTAACAATTAAAGAAGCAGGGTTATTTACTGCTGCAACAAGTGGTATCATGCACGCAAGAGTAGTATTTACCGATTTTACATTAAGTTCTGGAGATTTATTTGTAGTCCAAGTGAACGAGTTGCACCAAAATGGATCACTCTAAAAGGTTAGGAATTATCCTATTATTATCAGGTTTAGGGGTATTTGCACTCCATCTGTTTATTGCGTCGGACGTTGATATAACTACCGCAAAAGAATGTTATAATCCAAACATGGCTATGACAAAAATATGTTAGGCGGACTATGGAAAACAAAACCACGACAGCCAATGAGTGAGAACAAAATGATGTGTCCGCCCAACATTTTTGTTAGTCCAAATTCCGAGTGTTTACCTTGTTGTCAAGACTCTCGGAATCCGAACAATACTATTACGTTAGTGTTCAATATAAGTCTATCTAAGGTTTATTAGGATTATTAATTATTAATTATTAATGCGTAACAAAATACTATGCAGAGTTTGTAAAAAACAACTCTTCACACGACACCAACGCTCAATAGAATTATGCGAGGAACACGAATTTGCCTAGAGGAAAACAAGGCGGTATTAATTTTGGTCAAAGAACCAAACAAAATGCACAATCAGATATTGAAACTTTAGTTAATGTCAAAAGGTATATCTATAAAAAGTGGAAGATAAGATGGATAAAAATAGAGTGGTATTTACTCTTTGATAAGGAGAAAGAACGCCTGCATAAATGGACTGATTCGGTTACCAAAGAAGAAGCAGAGAGGTATATAGTTAAGAATCCTGATATTATTCTATGGTATAAAACATGCGGATTAGTCATTATAGAGATAGATGGTGCGGTTCACGATAGAAAGGTAGCAAAGACAGTTGAGAGGAATAGATTGTATAGAGACGCACATATGAAACTTATAGTAGTGAATCTAGCAGATATAAAAGAAAGGAAGCAGAGTGTCGAAGAGTATTTGGATCAAGAGTTGACAAAGTGGATTTAAACATCAGTATTAATAAATTGGTACCCCCTTTATAAACCATGCGCTATTGTAAAGGACTTTGTGATCAATCAACACCATCACATAAACATCTAAGAATTTATGATCTTTATGGTCGTTGTACTGTTTGTGAAGCATGGATTGAATTACCATCTATTCGTTGTCATTGTTGTTCTACTATATTAAGGACTAAACCAAAACGCGCTTCAAATAGGAAAAAATATATTAATGTCTAATACTATTAACTATTGTTAATGGCAATAATAATTTCATTCTCAATTCCAAGTAAGGATAAATACTTATTAGAAATTATAGATGATTTAGCAACACAATTTGATTGTTCAAAATCAGTAATAATAAAACGTGCATTAAAAATGTTATGCAAAGATTCAACCATTGATCCTGTTGCAATAAAAATTGCTTGTAAGCAAAACGCTAATATACTAAATCAGATTAAGAGAATTGTGAGTGAGGTAGAAAATATTGCATAGGTTTTGTACTGAATGTGGTAAACATTTCAAAGGAGATAACAAACTTGAAATTGTAGAGTGTAAAGCATTAGGTCATTATTGTATTGAAGTTACAGATGAATGGGATAGTTCTAGACCATTCGACCCTATCAATATGAAAATGAACGAGTATGATGAAACATGGCATAACAAACAAGGTTCATTCCAAGCAAGAATTATTGCAAGGGGCGACTTGGAAAACTTTGATGAGTTAGTTGTTTATCAATGTCGTATTTGTAACAGTCAAATAGAGTTTAAAGCTGATGAAAATAGAGAAGTTCCTGAAGCTCCAAAGTGTAATGATTGTAGTGTTAAAATGCAACGTATGGAAGCGTTATGTAAAGTTAAACTTATCAGGTCATTAATCATTCAAGAACCATTCGATCAGGCTTCTAATATGACACCCATGACACTTGAAGCAATAGTTACAGGAGATAATGCAAAGAATGTGTACATTGGTCAGGATAAAATACTTAGTGGTATTTTCAGAGCGGTAAAGAAAAAAACAACTAATCGTATTGTTTTTGATGTAGCGGATATAAAATCCATAGATGAGGGTAAAGACATACTACCAACCGAAGAGGAAATAGTAAAGTTCAAAGAAATGTTAAATGATGATTGGATCACAAAACTTACTGATTCTTTCGCCCCAGAGATTTACGGGTTGAAGGAAGAGAAAGAAGCCTTAATTCTAAGCCTTGTAAGTGGATCACGTATTGGGGATCTACGGGGCGACATTAACACATTATTGGTTGGCGACCCTAGTACAGCAAAGTCCAGATTGTTGAAATATGTATTAAAGATTACAAACAAGTCAGCGTATGCACTTGGTCGTTCTGCTTCAGCAGCGGGATTAGTCATGGGTGTTGATAAATTAGCAGATGGTCGTAATGTGATAAAAGCCGGTCCGGTTGTTTTATGTAGTGGTGGGTGTGTATGTATTGATGAAATTGACAAGATGGCAGATCAAGACCGTTCTGCATTACACGAAGCTATGGAGCAACAAACAGCAACATTAAACAAGATTGGGTCAAACCTTACAATGCCTGCAGAGACAGTCATACTTGCTGCAGCGAACCCTAAAACCTCAAAGTATAACGTTAAATTATCCATCTCTCAAAATATCAACATGCCTGATTCATTACTGTCAAGATTTGACTTGATATTTCTAGTTCGTGATATTGCACACAGAGATATGGATATGAAGAAACTTAAACATATTTCCAAAGTAAGACAAAACAAAAATAATTGTGAAGTTCTTTCAATAGAAGAAATGACCAAACTGATTAACTATTGTAAGAGACAGGAACCAAAACTCAACGAGGTGGCATTGGACAAACTTGAGAATTTCTTTGTTAATCTTAGGTCTATGGAGCAACCAAGTGATTCTATTGCAATAGACATGAGGGGGTTTGAAGGGTTAATTAGATTGGCTACTGCACATGCAAAGTTAAGATTTTGTGATGAAGTAGATGAAAGAGATGTTGATGAAGCAATAAGGATATTCAGATATAGTTTAGAAACCTTCGGTATGTCAACACAAGGAGAGTTTACAGCTTCAACAATTCCTGTTTTCACGAATAAAAAAGACTTTGTGTTAGAGAGTATAAAATCAATATCTGATACTAATAATAGATTCTCCCTACCTAAATTGGTTGAGAAAATGGTTGATGATGGAGAGAAATGGTTTAAAACTGAAGTTATAGCAACACAGTTCTTGCTTAATGTTCTTCAAAGGGAAGGTATATTAATAGAAGCCGACGGAGAGGATATGTACGAATATGTCCAATAGTAACGTTAATAAACCACAGGGCGATTATATAGACATGAAAAGAATACTTGTTCTAGTTGGAGATGGATTCTCTGATGAAGAAGTTCAAAAGGCAAGAATTGTATTAGAAAATGCTTTCAAAGGTTGGGAAAATACTACTGTGTTCATGACCAATAAAGAGTTCAAACCAATAAGAGTCGACACGAACGCATGGGAAAAAATGGAGAAAGACCTTGAGTAAGAAAGCAAAAAGAGTTCTAGTTGTGAGTGATTTACATGTAGGTTCATCTACTGCATTATGTTCTGAAAGTCCTGTTATTGCTGATCTTAATACAACATACAAACCAAACAAACTGCAGAAGACTTTCTTCAAGGCTTGGAAAGATATGATTAAATCTCTAGGTGGTAGTGTTGATCTTTTAGTTATCAATGGGGAATGTATTGATGGTGCAAACGTGAAACAAGTAGGACAACAATCATGGACAACAAACATTGATGATATGATGAATGACGCTAAGAAACTCATAGAGATGATACCATATAAAAAAGTGTTAATTCTTAGGGGTTCTAATTATCATGAACAGGTTGATGGTACAAACTTTGAAGAAATAATGGCAGATAAACTAAGAGACTGTATAAAGTATAAAGCATACGGTGGAGAAGGTAAGACTGATTATTTTGCATTTGTTAAGATTTACGGTAAAACATTTAACTTTACTCATCACATTGGTTTCTCAAAGTCAGAAGCATATAGGACTACAGCACTTGCAAGAGAGATGGTAGGTATGCACTTCCAACATGATAAACTAGGTAGAGCAGATATTATGGTACGAAGTCATGTTCATTACTTTACACATGTAGAGTTCACACATACACATGGTTGTACAACACCCGCATGGAAATATCCTGATTCACATTTGTTTCGTGGTGGTTTGGCAGGCACTACTGCTGATATTGGTTCAGTAATGTTTACCATTTATCCTAATGGAGATGTTGACTTTGATAAATTCATAGCAGAGATTGACTACAAACCAAAGGTGTTGGAACTTTAATGAAGAAGAAATACTCGCTTACAATAGACGACAGTATGATTATTAGTGAGGTTAATATTAAAGAGTTTATTCTTAACCATTTAAAATCAGGAGACAAAACTCTCGCTTCAGTTATTGCAAAAGAGATAGGCAGGAATAAAAAGAGAGTTTCAGAGACATTAAATCAATTAGAAGAAGAAGGGTATTTTACTAGCGAAGATAAACTTATAAGATATAATGGCGGTGCAGCATGGTCTAAAGTCTTCACGAGGGTTTAAAGTGGAATGTGTTTGCGGTATTTGTATGCACTGGGATTCAGAACAATGCGACGAGTGTGATTGTTGTATGGAATTACATAACACATTTGCTTCAGATAAACATAGTGTTTAGAGGTAAAACATGGTGTCCATTGATTTTAAACTAGAGACTGGAGAGAATCGAGGATTATATTATTCTGAAACAGAAAGAATTATAATATATCCAATACAACATGAGAACATAGAAGATTTGATTTACACTATAAATCATGAATTAATTCATGCTGCAATAGATAAAGCAGATGAAACATTAGATGAAGATCAAGAAGAGAAAACAATTTATCGAATACAGTGGGCAGAAGAATGGACAGAGTAAACGAGCATGAATTTCCTATATGTGAAAGATGTAAGAATTTAATGCCTAAAGATTATGAGTGGCAGGAATGTGAGAAATGTATTCAAGAGGTATTTAGTGAAACATAATGTGGAATAAATTTTGGAATTGGTATGAGAAACAGTTAATGGGTTCATTAGCATTTTTGTTAATGGTACATATTGTTCAGATACCTCACATGATATGGGCAGCGGACGCATATTTACAGTTAGGAATTATATCAAGAGTACACCCGATTTTAGACTTTATTCTATACGGTGTTGACTTGGTAGAACTTTTAAGTTTGGTTAACATACTCATGTTGCTATATGCACATGGGATAAGACATAAGTTGAAATAAAAGCTAGTTGAAATAAAAGTTATGAAAGTTTTAGTGGCTTGTGAATGTTCAGGTATAGTTAGAGAAGCCTTTAGAAATAAAGGACATGACGCTTGGTCGTGTGATTTAAAACCAACTGAAATAGATAGTGATTATCACATACAAGATGATGTATTAAATCACTTAGATGAGGGTTGGGATATGATGATAGGACACCCTGTTTGTACATTTATTTGTAGAAACAGAGCTAGGCTTAATGAAAAAGAAAACAGAAAAATAGACACAAGTTTATTTATGTCTTTACTTAATGCGCCAATAGAAAAGATTTGTATTGAGAATCCAGTGCCTTCGTTAAAGGCAGGGCTTCCTAAGTATGATCAAATAATACAACCATACCAATTTGGACACGACCATTCAAAAAAGACATGTCTTTGGTTAAAAAATCTACCAAAGTTAAATCATACAAAAATAGTTGAATTAACATACATAACCACGAAGAACGGTCATAGATATACAAGAGGTTGGTATATGACACCAAGAAACTCAACAGATAGAAGTAGAACATTTACAGGTATAGCAGAAGCTATGGCTAACCAATGGGGAAATGTCTAGTAAAAATTATATCAAAGGAAGAAACTTTGAATACAGAGTAATGAAGTTTCTAAGAATGAAAGGATATTATTGTATGAGAGCTTACGGATCAAAGGGATTGTATGACATTATAGCAATACCACCAAAGCCCTATGGTGCAGATAAATGGTTTAATTATCCACTCTTAATACAGGCAAAGACCAATGGGTACGTTCCACCCAAAGAACGCGAGAAACTTTTAGAACAAAAGTGGCAAGGTCAGGTGTTGGTTGCATGGAATGATAATGGTAAGATTGCCATGAGAACAATAGAAGGGGAAAAGATTATATTGGACGCGTTGTAATACTAGGTATGTCAACAGAAGCAACATTCGTAGACAAAACAACAACTGTAAAAACAGCAGAGCCTCTCCACTTAAAGTTAGAGAGATTCTCAAAGGTATCTAAAATTGGTGTTACTTTGAACATTGACCCAAACAACCCTATTGTGTTGGACTCTTTGTTACTTGGTGTATCAGATTCAAATACCAAATTTGCAGTAGAAGCTTTCAAGACTCTATGCGTTGAACAACTAGGAGCAAAACTAGTTGATGATGATGGTAATCCAATTACTGTCATGAGCGCAAAAGACCTTGCAAAACTTAGAAAATCAAGACTTGCATAATTGCAACTCTTTTCTTTTTTTTATCCAAACACTTATAACTAAGACTTGTGTATACAAACCATGACGGATTTACCAACCGAAAAGCAACTGGCTTTCTTGAGTAAAAGAAATTACTCTGGAACTGCTCCTACTACAAAGCAGGAAGCTTCAGAGATCATTTCTAAGATACTTGGGGATATTCCTCAAAAGCCTTTTGCTAAAGGAACACAGCAACAAACTGTTTTCGGTGGTGCAGAAAAAGAAGTCAAGTGGGAGAAACCTACACAGGAAATTCTTGCACAATATGACTCTCTTCTTCGTCAAGAGCAAGAGTATGAATCTCTCGCCTTTGAGATAACAAGAACGTTGCACCCTGAAATGAGTCCAAATTCGCAAACTTTTGGCATGATTGTTTCTGCGAAACAGGACAAGTTGATACAGTTGACTATTGCAAACCGTCTATCGATTCTCAAAGAAGCGGTAGATAAAAATAGTGAATAAGTTTAATAAGGCTTATTAACACTATCTCTTCTCTTTTTTTTATATGCCTTTCAGTCAAAAAGAAGCAGAGAAATTAATATCTGAAATCAAACATTTTTCCAATGATACCAAACCAATAGTCAAGGCACGAATATTGGAATTGGCAAAGATATACGAGGAAGCAATCAAAGAACAAACGCCTAGCGTCATAGTTAAGATTAAAAACATAAAGAAATACCGTACTAACGAACCTGTATCTCCAAAAGATATAGCATTATTATTGAACAAACTTCGTGATGAAAACTTTGAGGTTGTAAGCAAGGCTTGGATCTACCGCATACTACCGGAGAAGTACAAGCATGAACAGAAGGTAGAGAAAGAAGAGTTAAATCTTAACCAGTTAACACCAAAGGAACTCTACTTGCACAAGGACGAGATCATTAGGAAGATCAAGGATATGGAGAGAACACCTTCACAAGATATAAAGATCAAAGAGACTAAGGAAGATATCGAAAGATATAACTTTGAATGTTTCATAGCAGGGGAATTGGCAAAGTTGGCAATCAAGATGGAGAAAGATCATAAAGAAAAACATGATCCTAAACTATGTACTAAAATATCAAAGCATGTTAAATCAGCAAGGGATAGTAGATTTGCTACACCTATGATGGAATATGAAGCATTGATAGTTGCATGTAATAGTACGACCTCACTTGCAAATGTTGTACAAGGAGAGTATGGATTTAAAACTAGATGGGAAATTGCCGAAGATGAACGAAATTGTAGAAACTGTTTGGATAAGATAGAGTGCGCAGCAACTAAATGTAAATGTCCATGTCATGATGTAGTTAAAAAAATGACCACGAAGGGATTGAAATTCGCAATAAATACAAATAAATATCTAAAAGAATTAGATGAAAGAATGAAGAAAATTATGGACGAAGATTGGAGCGATCTATGTCCGTTTGCCAAAATACTATTAAAGAATCCTAAAATAGATAAATATATGAATAATTCATCAAAGAAAAGAGTCATTTCAGCACATATTGAAAAAGATGAATGTAATCAATGTGAATTCTTCTTACAAGACCACCCTACCTTCTTTGATTAGGTATGAACTTAACTGCTCGTCAGTGTATGCTGATATGTAAACTCCTAGAGGAAGGTAATTTTACACCATCATTGGTTAAGGAATATGCTATTATTATGGATCTTTTCTTAGCAGAACGTGATAACAGAAGAAAGGTAGAGGAATTAGAATGGTAGATGTTGAACTAGATGAGGCAGATTATAGGGTAATAATATCATGGTACGAGATAGCCTTTGCACATAAAGAAGACAAGATTAAGGAAAAAGACCTAGAGTTAATGCACAAACTCATGATTATGGCTAAAGCATTAGTAGCAGAACGTAAGAAATTTACTTCTGATAATGATTAGGTGTAGAGGATTATCATGGTTGGTACCCACGTTGAAGTAACAGGCGAAGCTTCAGGCACAAAAGCACAAAACGCTGAATGGTTTAGTTCAGATTTATCTCCAGAAACACTAAGTTCTGATCAGGAAGCAGCAAAATTTAGATTAACAGTAGCAGTATCATCAGCAGTAGATTTACAATGTACGTTAGATTCAGGTTCGACATGGCTAAAAATTAACAGTGGTAATAACTTAGTAGCAGAAGCATTATACATTTTCGATATCCCTGTAAGATTTGGAGATACTTTCAATTTACGAACCACTAATGGAAGTGGCACTACAATAAAAATATGTAGAGTTTCCGAAGTCGGTATGGAAGGTTAAGATTAATGGCTAATTACCCACCTCAAGACACTTCAGGTGTCGGTTCATCTGTAGAACAAATCGAACTTGCTGCTGACGCAGTTATTTCAAGTAAGATTCAAGATGGTACAATCACATTAGCAGATGTAGCAACTACAGCAAAGACCGAATGTATTATGCTAGCTTGTTCAGATGAAACTTCCGACCTCGAAGCCGGAACCGATAAAATTAAATTCATTATGCCTTACGCTTTCACACTTACAGGTATTTCAGCTTCAGTTACAACTGCTCCTGTAGGAGCAACTCTAGTGGTAGATGTGAATGAAGCAGGAACCACAATCATGGCTTCAAACAAAATAGTCATAGACGCAAGTGAAACCTCTACTGCAACAGCAGCACAAGCTCCAACTTTAAGCGATACTTCTTTAGCTTCAGGGGCATTAATTACGGTAGATATAGACCAAATTGGTTCTAGCACAGCGGGTGCAGGCTTGAAAGTATATCTAACAGGATATCAAAGTTAAATTTAAATATCCCTTACACGTATACTAACCATGTGTAAAAAATGTCTAAACTTTCTCATGGAGCATTTCTACATGGGATATTCTCCAGAAGATTCAATGAAATTATACAGATCATCTACCAATAATAATAAAGAAATGGAAAATCATTTACAAGATTTTGTGTTTGATATGTTGGAAGATCCAAGCCGATTGTATATCGCATGGAAGAAATGGAAGAAGGAGAATAATAAATAATGATTATGGAAATATTACTAGTTGGAACTTCAATGTTTATAATAACATTAGGTATGTTGACAGGTGGCGTATAATGGGCGATTCATATCAACAAGATGTTTTCTTGGACACTTCAACATTCACAACAAAATGTTTTAGGCACCACCATAAACAATGCAAAGGTAATTATGGCAGATGTGGGTGTAAATGTCATGATAAAGTGTAACCTTTGCTCGTTTGAAATAGACGAGAATGATGATCTACTTAATGAAAGAAAAGTGAGACATGAAGAAAGACATGATGGTACTATATACAAATTCCAGAATATAATACGGGGTAAAGTAACTTGGTTAGTAGATTAAAGTGTAACCATTGTGATAGACTTTTTACTAACGATCTAATTGGATTCAATGATAAAGTATTTCATGAACTAACACATGATAGAGTTATGCCTAAGAAGAAAGTCTTTGAACATGTTGAAACAAAATATGATCTGCCCGAACTAAAGCGTAAGAACTTGGACGGAAGAAGAGTGTACGTTGATGAGGAAGGCAATCAGTATGAATCTACAACAAATGTGGTAGGTTTTAGGGATAAAGAAGGACTTCAAAAGTGGCGAGAAGCAGTTGGAGAAGACGTAGCAAATTATGTATCAGGAAAGGCTATGGGAATTGGTACTAAAATGCACAATACCATAGAATTATACCTTAATAATGAACCTTTGGTAGAAACTAACCTGTTGGCAAATGCACACTTCAACAATATCAAGAAACTGGTCAATAATATCACTAATATCATAGGTGTGGAGACTAGATTATGCAGTAAAGAACTCGGTCTAGCAGGAACCGCCGATTGTATTGCTGAATATAACGGTCAAAAGTCTATAATTGACTTTAAAACCTCTAGTAAGAAGAAGAAAGAGGATTGGATTAACAAATATTTCCTACAAACAACAGCATACTCACTCATGTGGGAAGAACTTACAGGGGAAAAGATTGAACAAATAGTTATTTTAATCAGTGGAGAGGACGGATCATTAGAGGAATTTGTCCATAAAAGAGATGATTACATTGAAGACTTGTATGAGATTATTTACGAGTATAAGACAGGGGGGGTGTCTCCTGAAAATTCTAAGTAGGGGGGGTCTATTATATTAAAAAGAAAACACAAGTGGAAAATTATCAAAGAGAAAAATTCTACCTACATAGTAACGCAATAAAAAATTTCTACCACCCTAGAAGCATTTAAGCGCGCGCCCCTAGTGCTAATTTTTCCGCCTAGTGCCTAACTAGTGCCTAACTTTTAGCACTAGTGTTAATTCTGCGGACTTAGTCAAAATCCGCAAA